TGATGGTGGATTTTCTAGTGGAAATGCAAAAAATATTGATATATTTTCATTTGTAGAAGCATCAAAATATGCTAACACCCTTGTAAGTGACAGAAGAACAAATCTTACAAGCATAACTGGTACTTATGTACAAGCAGGTAGCTTAATTACTATTACCTTTGCAAGTAATTCTGGTTTACAACAAGGTGATCTCATAACCGCAGATTTTACTTCAGGTGTTGCATCAGATATAACAGACCCAATAAGAATATTATTAGTATTTGAAAATAAAACAAAAATAACTCTGGGAGGTGGAAACGGTCAATCTGGAAGTGGTGATGTAACTGTTTTTAAAGGTAATACAGAACCTAGATTTAGTTTTAACGGAGTTATTAATAGACAAGAAGACGCATTTAAACTGTTAAATAAAGTCGCATCAGTATTTAGGGGTGCTGTTTATTTTAGTGAAGGCAAAATAAAACTCACTTGTGATAAACCAGAAGATCCTGTTTATTTATTTAATAGAAGTAATGTTACTGCAGATGGATTTAGTTATGAGGGATCAGATATAAAAACAAGGTCTAATTCAGTTATAGTTAAGTTTTTTAATAATGTTACACAACAAATAGATTATGTTCAGCACCCGCCAACGGTAACTGAAACGGAAAATGACCCTTTTGTAAAAGCTTATGGCCTTAATAAAAAACAAGTAGATGCTTTTGGATGCACATCAGCAGGTCAGGCTTCGCGTTTGGCACGGTTTATATATTATTCTGAAAACTTTTTAACAGAAACCTGCACATTTACTACTACAAGCGATGCAGGAGTAATGGTAAAACCTGGCATGGTAATTTCTATATCAGATCCAGTAAGAAGTGGTACAAGGCTTGGCGGACGTATTACAGCATCATCTGTCTCATCGATCACGGTTGATAGTATATCGGGTATAAGTTTTTCCAGTGGGGATAAACTTTTTGTCATAATGCCTGATGGTCAAATAGCTGAAAGAACAGTGACGGGAATTTCAGGTTCAGTTATCAGTGTAAGTTTTAATTTTGCTATAGGAAATACAGCGACAGCACCTAATGTAAACAGTGTTTGGCTATATGAAAAAACAACTGCTGCACCATCAACATGGCGAATAGTATCTATAGAACAGGCAGAAAATTTACAATACACAATTACAGCACTTAGTTATAACAGCAGTTTATATAACACTATTGAAACTGGAACGGATGTAGAAGCAAAAGATATAACAACTCTTGATGAAAAAGTTGCCTCACCATCAGCTTTAACTATTAGAGAATCTTTGTATAAACACGTTCCAAATAGTAGTTCTTTTGCAACAAATAATGGAAATATAAGAGTTCAATTAAGAGTTACTTGGCCGACTGTGAATGGTGCTGTCAAGTATAAAGTTGTTTATACAAAAGGAGCTAACACTTCTGCTAACTCTAACTTCCCAAGTAACCCAACACAAGATAATCCAGTTGATGTAATTGTTAGAAGAAATGAATTTGAATTAAGAAATGTAGATGCTGGTGATGTCTTTAACTTTGAAGTACAAAGTATTAACGCTGGCGGTTTACTTTCTACTGTTCCAGTTACAGCTAGTCAATTAGTAGTTGGAAAATCTGCACCGCCAAGTGATGTTGCTAGTCTTTCAGCAACTATAGATCCTAATGATGGTGTTGGTCTTAATTGGGTTCCTGTAGTAGCTGTTCAATCCAATGGTTTTGCTGATTTAGATTTAGCTGGCTATGAAATAAGAAAAGGAACTAATTTTGCTAATGGTACGCATCCTGAAACATTAGATAGTAATGGTAATCCTATCGTTGGTTCTGGTATTAGGGTACAGGCAACAAATTTATTTTTACCAGTTGATTCTGTAACAGCCACTTCAACCTTTATGGTGAAAGCTTATGATACATCGGGTAATTTTTCTACAAATGCAGCATCAGTAACAGTAACTATAAATAATCCATCTGCTATTGTTAATCCAGTTCAACCAAGTCCAACACCAAGTCCTCTCAATACAGGAGCTATTACTACTGCTGAAAACGGGATAATAAAAATTCGTTGGGACGCACCAGAAATACATACTTATAAAATAAAAAATTATAAAATTACTAATGATGATAATAGCGATGTTATTTTTGCAGATACTACAGAATTTCAAACACCAGGGGCATGGGTTGGTAGTCAGCGTACTTTTAGAATAAGAGCAGTTGATATTGCTGGAAATGAAGGTGCAATTACTGAAGTACCAGTAAACATACCTTTACCAGCAGCACCAAATAATTTAAATCATAGTTTTACAACTGATTCTGTTGTTTTAAAATGGGAAGAAGCAGCAAGTGCTGGTGCATTACAGCCTCCTGTTATTGGATATAGGATTTTTAGAAACGAAGATTTTAGTTCAAGTATTGCACAGGTAAAAGCAACAGAATTTACTTTATTGGTTAACACTACAAACTTCTCTAATGTTGTTAGTGGAAAGGCACAATCAAGCTATCAAATAGCTGCTGTGTATGCAGATCCAGCTTTTCCTACAGATGGCAGAGCATCTTCAAATAGAGCATCTATAAGTGTTTCTATAGATGTTGCAGCAGCACCTCCTAATCAGACATTTAATTTTGAGTTAGATTTTGTGATTGTGAAGTGGGATGAAGTTAATGCTGCTGATGTTAATGGAAAAGGGCTAAAAACAATTAGATATGGAATTTTTGATAATGAAGGTAGTTTAATAACCGAGGCTGATAGTACAGAATTTAGAACAAAAGCAAACTTTTCAACAAAAACTATCCAAATTAAAGCTCTTAGTGCAGCTTATATAAACGCAGCAGGTGATGCAGCGGCACAGGCAATATTTATTGGTGCTGGTAGTAATCTTACTATTACGAGACAAAACTTATCAGCTCCTTCAAATGGTTCTTATAAATTAAGTAGTAGTACAGTAGGTGATAATGCAGGTTTAGGATTTGTTACTACCTCATGGACACCACCTGTTGTAAATCCAGCAAATAATTTAGATTTAAAAGATTTTAAAATTATTAGAAGTAGCTCTGCAACTTTTGCTGGTATTACCAATGCGAATACAGAATTAACAGTTATTCAAGATACGGAATCGTTTAAAGAAGAAGTTAGTTGGGTTATATCTAGCGGTAATTCTATTTCTAAATATTATTATATTATTCCAAGAGATTTTTTAGATAATGAAGGAACAGCTTTAAAAATAGAAGTAATAATAACAAAACCATCTACACCAAGAGCTAGTCTTGTAGGTCAAAGTGAAGTTATTGATAATAATGTTTTGTTAAGGTGGAGAGAAGGAGAATTAAATACAGCAACGCAATTAAAAATAGCTTCTTTTGAAATTAGAAAACATGAATCTACTGCATCAAATATCAATGATTTTGCTTCTGCTACAGTAATAGGAAGAGTTGATGGTGTGTTTAACGTAGTATTTGAACAGAAAAAAGAAGTATATACATATCATATAGCTGCAGTAGATACTGCTGGTAATATTGGTGATTCTTTTAGAACAACACAGAGTGTAGCTCAACCACCTGATTTTGTTTTAAATGATGATTTCTTTTCTAATTTCACAACAAGTCCAGCAAAAATTTTAAGTAACAATACAAGTAATTGTTTTATAAAGGATGCTGAGGCATATATTCCAGCTAATACTACAGAAACATGGGCAGAACATTTTACAAGCAATAGCCAAACAACATTTCAAGGATTAATAAATGCAGGTAATTTAAATTATCTAGAACCTGCACCTTCTTCTGGTTTTTATGAGGAGGTTTATGATTTTGGTGCAAATTTGGCATCAACAAAGATTTCTGCAATACAAAGTGGTGTAGCCGTAGGATCTGGCTCCATAGTAAATAAAGGAATTATTAATATAGCAAATGGAACTTCAGGTGCTTTTACAACAGATGGTGTAGAACAAACAGGAACAACATTTTTTAGATTTGGAACCACTTTTAGAAGAGTTAAGTATAGAACTATAGTTGAATCTACAAATGGACAATATAGAAAAATTGAGTCATTAAATTTAAAACTAGATACAAAATTATTAAATGATACAGGTCAAGATGAAGCTACTTATGCTGATAGTAATGGCACTGGAAAACAACAAAATTTCAATGTAGATTTTGTAGATGTTCAAGGTATTAATGTTACGCCTAATGGTAATGGTACAAATCAAGATAACTCAGATGCAGGACGTAAGATAATTGCAGTTGTTGATTTTACAGACATACCAAATCCTACTGGTTTTAAGGTATTTTTATTTGATGTGAACGGAAATCCAGTTGGAGGCAAGTTTACTTGGCAATGTCGTGGAACATAGTATTATAAAAGAAAAAAGGTAATGCCAGCTAATTTTGATACGCCCACAGTAGAGACACTTTATACTGCGTTTCCTACGGAGATTATTGCAAATGTTGATGCAGCTTTACAGCAGTTATCAACTGAATTATTAGCAAGTGGTCAAAGTCATAGTAATATTCCTGATGGTGCAATCAAATGGGATCATCAAAATAATAAATGGGTTAAAAAAGTAAATGGTAATTTTAATAATCATCTTTCAGCTACATATAATTTTACTAATCTTGAAGCTACACAACTTGATTTAGGTGATGGTCAAAAAGTACGTTTAGGAGCTTCTCAAGATTTACAACTTTTTCATGGTACTGACAATAATTCAATAATTCAAGACGTAGGTGCTGGTAATTTAAGCATACAAAGTAATGGAGCAGAGGTTCAATTAGCAAAAGGCGGTGGTCTTACTTTTGCACATATGGTACGTGCCATAGTAGATGGATCTGTAGAGTTATATGAAAGCGGTACGAAACGATTAGAAACAACTGATAATGGAATACAGGTAACATCTAGGGTTGGTATTGGCGGTGCTGCAAGTGTAGCATTAGATGTTTTTGGTAATATAGCGCAGCTTGGTGCGTCAAATTCACAAACTCAAGAGCTTAGAGTTGGTCGTTCTGGTAGTGGTAACAGAAATGTTGACTTTAGTTTGATCGGAGATGACCAAAATGGATCTTATGGTTTTAGAATTACGAGAAATAGTGGTGTAAATGGTAATTCAGATTTAAAACATAAAGGAACAGGAAATTTAAGAATTATAAGTCAAGATGATGATGGTGATATTCAATTTCTTACAGAAGATACCGTTAAAGCAACGCTTTTAGCAAATGGTAATTTTGGTATAGGTACAACAGGTGCAACCAATCAACTTCATGTCTATGACAGTGCGAATGCTAATGATACACCTGAAGTAAAAATTGAATCTTTTAGACCTGCAATTAGGTTAAAAGATAGAAGTTCATCTTCTGCTTCGGCTGAAATTGTTGGTGATAATGCTTTAAAATTTAGTGTTTCAACACCAGTTGATGATAATACAGCTTTAACAGAACGTATGCGTGTAGATGATACTGGTTTCGTTGGTATAGGTACACAAAACCCAGATGTAAGATTAGATGTTGCACGTCTTGGATCGGCATGGACAGGTCAAGATCCTATCGGTGGCACAGCAGCACATTTTCATAACGGCAATAACAGTAGCACTTCACCTGCTTATATAGGATTAGGTGCTGGTACTGCATCTGTATCAGGCATAAATTTTGGAGATGCTGATGATGCTGATGTAGGAAGAATACATTACAGTCACAGTGATAATTCAATAAGATTTGGCACAAGTGGTGCAGCAGAAAATATCAGAGTATCATCGGGTGGATATTTAGGTATAGGTACATCAAGCACTGATAGTGCATTACATATAGGAGCTGTTACAAATCCAGCAATAACTTTAGTAGGTAGTAATTTTGATGCAAATGTAACTTACGGCGGTAGATCAATACAAACCCATGTAGACATCCGAACTACGTCAATGCGTGGTGGAGTTTTAGTGCGTAATCAAAATGATTTTAGAAGTGAATCAGCTCATGCTGCTTTTATGTGCTATGACGCTTTTGATACAAGTCAAACAACATTTGCTTTTAGAGTAGCGTTGGGTGCGACCCTTGCAGATACTTTCTATGTAAAAAATAATGGTGATTCATATATAAAAACAAAGTTGGGTATAGGGACAACTAGTCCATCTACAACATTTGAAATTGCGTCTGATGCTAATGCACAAACAACATCTACTATTCCTACTGTTCGTTTAACTAATTCAGATACTACTGCGTCAGTTGCTGACATTATGGGTTCTTTCGAGTTCTTTACAAAAGATGCTAGTGATCCAGATCATATAACTGCTTTTATGCGATGTATGAGTTTATCAAATGCTGGCGTAAATTATGATCTTGCTTTTGGTACGAAGACTACTGATGTAGCAGGTGACGCAACAGAAAAAATGCGACTTCTATCTAATGGTAGATTAGGTATAGGAACATCTGCTGCTGGATCTGTACTTCATATTGCTGCAAGCAGTGATCACTTACTAATACAGGATACTGATGGGACCAACCAACAAACATTTTTACGACAATCAAGCGGTAATTTTTTAGTTGATCTTAAAAATGGATCTAGCAATGGTACTTTTGTTGTCCGTGGAGTGGGTGGCACTTCAGATGAACATTTTAGAATTACTAATGCAGGAAGAGTTGGGATAGGAACAACAGATCCAGAAGGTGTGTTTGAGGTTGTAAGTGAGGAAACTAATGGTATATTTGGTTTTATAGGTGGTTTAAAAAATAATGATAATCA